GGTGCCACCAGTTAATCAGTAACACACTGAAAGACTAATATTTAGCCCACTCTCTTCGGAGGGTGGGTTTATTTTTTATATTATGCTTAAGAAACAATCGACCACTATTTACGGGTGAACCATAAAGGTTTGACACCTAGTTATCGGGTAGACTTTTGAACTACCCCCTAGTATTGTTGAGATAGACCAATGCAGGGACATGATTATAAAAGGAGGGTTTTTAACTATGGGTACTAAAAGAATTGGCCTTGCGAGAGTTGAGGCATTATTAGAGAACTTAAAGAGAGAAATTGATTGGGGCACTGCCAATCTTGCACCAGAAGGTGTTGCGCTCAACCAGGGTTGTAAAAAAGTACAGTCTTTTAATGGTTCTTTGGCAAATATAGGCGATGGTTCATCGGCCTTCGGAGCAGATGATGTTCTTGTTGAATTGGGCACGTTGGATATTTCAGTGCCTACTGGCATGAATACACCCACAAAGATTATAATTGACAAGGTATATTTTAACGTCACAACTGCTGCTGGAACAACACTCGTCGGACATTTATCTTTAAGTGCGACAACGGGCACCGCAGCCAACGCCGCAGTCTCCTCGCCTACTGAGATTTTTGGAGCAGGAGCATCAATGGTCGCCCCTGATGGTTCTGGGGGTACAACCGGCTATACCGAAGCTGATTTGAATTACAACAGCGCAGCGCTGACATATGCTTCTCCAAACATTGCAGTCGCAACAACCTTAAAGTATTTGTATGCATGCACAACGACCACTCTTGGCGCAGATGCAACAGCCGGCCGCTTTAATGTCGTGGTTGAATATACTGTTCTCTAAAAATATTTATTGCAAATAAATTCCAAGGCCCTCAACTAACAGGTTGGGGGTTTTGTGTTGTTGCATACTATTTAGGCTTAGGAGGGACCATGCATGCCTGCACCACCAACTTTAACGCCAGCCAGCAATACATCAACGTCCAGACTCCCAGCCACTGGGTCTTCGGTGAATGTTGTGGCTGCATTGCCTTATGGTGTATATGATACATCAGATTTTAAAGAAGGTGCTGCAAAGCAAGTTAATTTCACTTATAGAATGCTTGGCGGAGATGTTCTTGATTTAGAAATTACAGAAGATGATGTTTATGCCCATTATGAAATCTCATGCTTAGAGTATTCTTATTTAGTTAACACGCATCAGGCAAAAAACAGTCTCTCAACGCTTTTAGGGACCATGACAGGGACTTTTGATCACAAGGGGGGTATTAAGGTAGGCGATCTCAAAACTGCCCTTGATGGTACCCAAATGAGCCTCAAATACCCTCGTTTTCACTTCTCTATACAAAATAGAGTCGGCGCGGCTGTTGGAGGGGAAATTGGCGTTGGCGGAACGACTCCCATCTATTCCGCTTCTTTTCAGCCGAGTGACGGAGTGCAAGATTATAATCTCCAAGCCATTGTCGCCACTGCTTCATCAACAGGACAAGACGATGGTGGCAATGGGGTTAATTTTAACGGTGTGCTGACAAAACATGGCATTAATAAAAAAATAAAAATACATGAAGTTTTTTATAGATCGCCTTTTTCAATGTGGAGATTTTATGGAACATATGGAGGTGTTGGCTTAGCTGGTAACCTGCATACATATGGACAGTATGCCAATGATAGCAATTTTGAAATTGTTCCAACGTGGCAAAATAAATTGCAAGCCCTCATGTACGAAGACAGTCTATACACCAGAGTCTCTCATTATTCTTACGAGATTATTAATAACCAATTAAGACTATATCCCGTCCCCCAAAAATCATCCAGGCAACGAATATGGTTTAGATTTAGTGTTGACCAGGAACCATGGGAGGAGGATGAGGATAGGGCTGATGGAATAAATGGTGTTAACAACATGAACACTCTTCCATTTGATAATATTCCTTATAACAATATTAACTCGATTGGTAAACAGTGGATTCGCAGGTTTTGTCTAGCCGTCAGTAAAGAAACTTTGGGGCAAGTTAGATCAAAAATAGCAAGTATTCCAATCCCAGGTGAAAGTGTCACATTGAATGGGCCGGCCCTCATAACAGAGGCCAAAGCAGAACAGAAAGAATTAAGAGATGAGTTGAAAACAGTCCTTGATGAATTGACTTATTCTAAACTTGCTGCAGATGATTCTGCCAAGATTAAAAGCGTAGAAGAAACATATTCAAAAATTCCAACCTTTATCTATGTGGGGTAATTGAATGGGAAAAAATAAATGGTCACAACCTGCCACTCCCCCTCCTCCCTTATTTACTGGGGAGAAGGAGCGGAATCTCGTTAAGCAAGTCAACGATGAATTGGCTGAGAGAATCATTGGGCAACAAGTGCTTTATTATCCCATTGATATTGATCGTACAAATTTTCATGATATTTACGGTGAGTCCATCGTGAAAACTTTTTTGTCTCCTGTTAGGGTTTATGCCTTAGTAACTTGGGGTGGATTTGAGACTGTTTATTCCAAAAATATCGGAATGGACAAAATGACTAAAATCACAGTTAAATTTCATAGAAGAAGATTGGTTGAAGATCAAGACCTTTTTGTAAGAGAGGGTGATTTTGTTGCTTATGGAAGTGAATACTTTGAAATTGTTAAATTAGGGGAACCAAAACTATTGTTTGGTCAAGTTGATCATCCAATGGAAATAGCCGCCGAGTGTATAAAGGCAAGAAAGGGATTATTCGATGGCACGTAGTGAATATAAAGGCCAGGATTATACCAAGGTTGATGGTGTACAAGAGAAAAAGAACGTTAGTTCTACAGGGGTTCCTTTAAGGGAAATTCCCTTTATGCCTTCTACATTGGAGACAATTGACAGGGCTTTGACAAATTGGCTTGATGAAAAATTGAATATTTTCGCCACAACAAATGGTGGGTGGGAAAAAGTGCCTGTAATTTGGGCCGGTACTGAGAGGGCATGGCAAATCAAGAATGATAAAGAATTAAGAGATGATAGGGGGCAATTAAAACTTCCAATTGTTACGATTGAAAGAACATCAATATCCAAAGATCCCACAAAACCAGGAAAGGTTACCGGCCATATATATCCGAAAGGAGTGAGGGGGGGAACATTAACTATCGCAAGGAGAATTAAGCAAGATAAAACAAGAAATTTTGCTTCTGCTGATGCTGCGCGAGTCAGAGGCTCTGTTGACGCAAGAAATATAGGCACGACCCAGTTGAATTTTCCCAAAAAAAATAAAAAAATTGTATATGAAAATATTTCGATCCCGCTGCCTGTTTATGTTCATGTAAAATATTCTATAATGTTAAGAGCTGAATATAGGCAACAGATTAATGAAATGTTAACTCCATTTTTAGTAGAGACCGGTCAGATTACAGAATTTACAATCAACCATGATGGACATGGATTTGAGGCATTTTTACCATCTGATTTTGGGCTAAATACTTCTTTTTCTGATTTAGGAGAAAATGAGAGGATGATAGAAAATAAAATTGAGATTGATGTATTGGGTTACCTAATTAGTGCAGGTAAAAATGAAAAAAGACCTAGAATTTCCATCACAGAAAATGCTGTTCAGATTAGAATACCCAGAGAAAGGACTATTGCTGGAGATGAACATGTAGATAAGGATGATGGTCGGTTTTATAGAGAGTAAATTGGTTCTTTGACTTTTAAAGTACTATTTACTATACGAAGATTGTATCCTAAATTAAGGAGATTATGTTAGTATGGCCAATAAAAGATTTCGTTTCGTTTCTCCTGGTATTCAAATCCAGGAAATTGACAACTCCTTCTACCCAAAGGCGACTCCTCCTGAAGGCGCTGTTGTAATTGGTAGGTCTGAGTTTGGCCCTGTTATGCGGCCTGTTACTGTTAACTCTTTATCCGATTTTGTTAATACTTTCGGAAATGCAATTCCTGGGAAAGGTTCCGACACTGCTGATGTTTGGAGAGACGGCAATTATGCTGGTCCCACCTATGGTGCATATGCAGCGCAAGCCTATTTAAAAGCAGGAATTGGTCCTGTTACATATATTAGACTCGCTGGTACTGAGCGGTCTGATAGAAATAGCGGTGCAACAAGAGCAGGTTGGCAGACTTCAAATGCATCATACGGCGCAACCCAGGCCCTTAATGGTGGTGCTTACGGGCTATTTATTTGGCCTTCTGCTTCTCATGCCACAAATGGCACTAGAGGGTCTGGTGCTGCTCTAGATAATGTTTGTTCTGGTACTCTCGCTGCCGTTTGGTATTTGAATAACGGCGCTATTGCATTATCTGGTAGCCCAAGACATCATCATGATATCGGCGCGGAAGATTTTCAGGCTGCAACGTCAGCATCAGCGATGTTGATGAAGTCTGACGGTGATTACCACACCTATAAAGTGGTTCTCCGCGATTCCAGCAATAATCAGAAAGGTAGCCCAATTCAATTTAACTTTAATCCTGATTCTGATCAATTTATTAGAAAGGTTTTTAATACCAACCCTCAATTAACAAACTCTTCAACCACACAAAGTGGACAATTAGAGAATTATTGGCTTGGGCAAACTTACGAAGGATTTTTGCAACAATTCTTTACTGGGTCTACTGCTTCCACCAATCCAACCTATAATTCAGGTGGAAATTATCACGCTGCTATTCTCGCCGTAGATGATGGCACCTATGGATATGCCAGAAACTATGGTGGTTTTCAAAATGCTGAGACTCCGTGGTTTATTTCCCAAGATCTCCAGAATTATGGCAATTTTGATGTCAAGAATCAACAACAACTTTTTAAGTTGGTTGCTCTTGATCAGGGCGCTAGTATTATGAATAAAATCAAGGTGTCTATTAGAGATATCAAGATTTCTCAAAATGCTGATATTACTGAATATGGTAGTTTTACAGTCCAATTAAGACTTGTACAAGATACAGACAATGCAGTACAGGTTATTGAAACATATACTAATTGTAATCTTAATCCAAATTCCGAAAACTTTATTGGACGAAAGATTGGAGATAAATATATTCAATGGGACGAGACCGAGAGAAGATATAGAGAATATGGGACTTATAATAATAATTCAAGTTATGTTAGAGTTGAATTAAACGAAGATGTTGAACTCGGTGCTACCAACGCTCTTTTCCTTCCATATGGATTTAAAGGACCAACCCGACCTCAAACCTGGACATATATTAGTGGAGCCACCGGCCCTGCTGCTACTCCTGGCGGAACTGTCGTGACTAGTGGATATATGGTTAAGGGTACAGAGGCCATTCCTCAAACAAAGCACACAACCTCCATGATGCACACCGGCGATAATAGCGATGCGGCGGATGTTGACTTTTCTGGTTCCATCACCTACCCCAGGATCAACATGAGGCTTTCTGCCTCTGCTGGGATGACCGGTAAACCTACTAATTCTTATTTTGGCCTACAAACTACTCTTGGAGCCAATCCTGGCGCAAATGCAAACTTTGATAGAAGTTATTACGATATCATTAAGCCATTTACTAGAGCGGTAAGTCCTTTTACTCCTGCGTCTACTCCGAAAACAGAATATTCTGTGTTGTTCTCTTTGGATGATCTTAAAGAATCAGCAGAAAAAGAAGTCTTGTGGGTATCTGGTTCTCGCGTTGCTGGCGGTTCTTTGACTTCTGCTTCATATGGAGAGGTTTTAACCAGAGGTTATGATAAGTTTACAGCACCTATGCATGGTGGTTTTGACGGAGTAGACATTACAGAGAAAGAGCCGTTTAGAAATACTGTTCTGGCTGATGCTTCTGAGAAGTCTCACTACGCTTATGCCACAATTCAACGAGCAATTGAAACAGTTGCAGATCCAGAGGTGGTAGAATTTAATCTCGTTTCTGTTCCCGGAATTACGGACGAAACCCTGACCTCCAGGTTGATGAATGTTTGTGAAGATCGGGGGGACGCTCTTGCCATTATTGATCCGAAGGGTGGGTTTGTTCCTCAAACAGAGAATACAAGCGCTAAAACAGCAAATATTGGCGCGGCCTCTACTGTGGTCTCAAACATGAAAAGCAGAAAACCTGATACTTCATATGGCGCTGCTTACTATCCATGGGTTCAAATTATGGATAATATCAGCAATTCCCTTTTGTGGGTGCCACCTTCAGTAGTTATGATGGGCGCTATTGCTAGTTCTGAGAGGGTTTCGGGAGCTCCTTGGTTTGCCCCAGCAGGGTTTAACAGGGGCGGATTAAGCGAAAGTAATGTTGGGGGTTTTCCTGTTCTTAACGTGACCGAGAGATTAACCAAGAGGCAGCGAGATGATCTCTATGAAGTTAACATTAATCCAATCGCAAAATTTCCAAGAGAGGGAATCGTTGTTTTCGGTCAAAAAACCCTCCAACAGCGACCATCTGCATTGGATAGAGTTAATGTTCGTAGGTTGATGATATATCTTAAGAAGGCAATTTCTAGAGTTGCAGCGTCTATTCTCTTTGAGCAAAATGTTCAGGCCACTTGGGATCGTTTCGTCGCTGCCTCTACTCCCATTCTAGCGGACGCTAAATCTCGCTTTGGTATTCGTGAATATAAACTAACTTTAGATGAGACCACCACCACGCCAGACTTAATGGATCAAAATGCAGTTTATGCTAAGATTGCAATTAAGCCAGCCAAAGCGATTGAGTACATCTTTATAGATTTTAACATTACAAACCAAGGTGCATCATTTGATGACTAAAAGTTATTCAGATAACTATATAAATTAACAGGAGAGCAAAACTATGGCTTTTTGGTCAAACGCAACAGAAAATCCTAAAAGAGATTATAGATTTACGGTTAGTTTTGGTGGCGCGGGGCATATTTGGTATGCGAAAAAAGTTTCGCGTCCCTCGTATACAATCGAAGCGACCGAACATAAATATTTAAATCACTCTTTCCAGTTCCCTGGCCATGTTTCTTGGCAGGAAATTACTATGACAATGGTTGATCCTGCTGGGGATAATGATGCCGCAGCGATGATTAATCAATTAATGGTAGAATCTGGTTACGGCCCTCCAACCGATAATACGGATACAACCACCGTTGGTAAAGCTCAAATGGTCAGTAAAACAAATAACGTTATTATTAGAGTTCTAGATGCCGGCGGCGTTCAAGGTGTTGGAGATAAAAACTTCGGTGATGCTGAGGACGACCCAGTTGTTTTAGAAGAATGGACATTGAAAAACGCCATTATTACTGGAGTGACTTTTAGCGAGATGTCTTATGACTCAGACGGGCTGTCAACTGTTGAAGTTAAAATGAAGTACGATTGGGCTGTCTGTAAGTCATTGACTAAGAACGGTAAGCCATCACAGACAAATTTTGGCGAAGCATAAAGTTAATAATTTAGAGGTGTTAATTGAGTAGAAGAAATAATAGAGAGCGTCTGGGTGGGGTGGCTCCAAGCGATAACAGCCCTGCAGTTACTAGTCAAGGTTTTGATTTTAGTTTTGTAACCCCCTCTGTATTCGTGGATTTGCCCTCTGGTGGTAAGTTTTATAATGAAGGTCACCCTCTTCGTGATCAGAGTACAATTGAAATTAGAGAAATGACCGCAAGGGAAGAGGACATTCTTGCTGACGCCAATTTGCAGAAGAATGGTGTTGCTATTGATAAATTAGTCAGTAATCTTATCGTCGATAAAGCAATTAACCCGAAAACGTTGTTGGTTGGGGATAAAAACGCCATTGTTATTGGGGCTAGAATTGCCGGTTATGGCGCTGATTACAAAGCCCAAGTTAAATGTCCTGATTGTGAAACTGTGGGCGATTTTAATTTTAATTTAAATCAGTTGGAACACAAAGAGAGCGAATTTATAGAAGAAGAAATGACGCACATCGGCGGGCGGGTTTTCCAGGTGGCCCTTCCTAGAAGCGAATTTAATGTCAGAATTAAATTGATTACTGCTGAAGAAATGGCTAAATTTAGTCGCCCGCTTCAAAGAGCTCTTAGAGGCAAAGGCGGTACAAAACTACAAACTGGGTTATTAAAAATAATGCTCCACTCTGTTGAAAATAAGAGCGATGGAGAGTGGTATAGCGATGCGAATGTTGTTGGCCAATTTGTGGAAGGCATGCCTTCATTAGATTCGGCATATATTAGATCTGCTTATAAACTTTTAGCGCCTGATGTAGAAATGACCCACGAATTTGAGTGTTCCGAATGTGGTTATAATCAAGACATGGAGGTCCCGCTTGATGCGGGGTTCTTTTGGCCTGACCGATGAATATAACGAGAGTATGTATGAAGAATTTTTCTTTTTAAAATACCATGGGGGATGGTCATTTTCTGAGGCATATAATCTTCCTATAAAACTTAGAAGATGGTTCGTTAAAAGATTATTAAAACAATTAGAAATGGAGAAAGCGGCGATTGACGATTCGACCAGTTCAAACGCCACTCGACATACTTTATAGGGTTGCTCACGCGACCCTTTTTGTTTTGATGACTATTTACAAGCGGAGGTGTTAATCATGGATCATCTTAATGAAGATAATATTCAAGAAATTGTCATTGATTTTAGCAAATTAACTGATAATAAATTGGAAGAATTTACAAGTGGTTTAGCTACTTTTGGAAAAAATGTAGAGTTCATTCTTAGTAGAATGTTCGGAACAAATTCTATACCTGTGACAGTCAGGGGTAACCAATCGCAAATTGACTCCTTCGCAAGGGCGTTGGGAGCTGAGAAGAGATATGTTCAGGCTGCACGCCGATTGGGACTCGACAATCCTCGCACCTTTAGAAGCAGAGCGGAAGCGGCCAAAGCAGCAAAGCAGTTTAAGCGAGAGACAGGCATTGAGTGGCCTTTTAAATAGGGGGTTGTAAAAAATGGCCGCAAAACCACTAGAAGACATGACCAAGGGCGAACTTGAAGCGGAAGTTAAGAGGCTTAAGAAGGAAATAGAGGCTTCTAAGATCTTAGAGAAGTCCACCATCGCCCAAACCGAGTACACCGAAGCGCGTGTGGCTTTACGAGAGCGTGAACTTGAGGCCCTGCGCGAGCAATTGGGCCTGATGGATAAGTTTTCCGCACATAACGCAGAAGCCTTAGCGAATCTTGAAAAAGAGATCGCTAAAAAAGATTTACTGCTTCAACAAGAATATCATAGAGAGCGAATTCAATCAGAAGTGGGAAGAACAGTAAATGAAGCAAACTCTTCTTATCTTACGGGATTACATGATATCACCTCCGCGATTGGACAAGCCTCAGACGGCACATCGGTTGCCAGTGGGCAATTTATGAAGTTTGCCAGTCTGATAAATGCTTTTAGGGTGGACTGGAAGAATACCATGGCAACCATAACAAGCAATATAACTCAAATGGCCCCGATTATATTAATGAGAATCGGACAAGAACTTTATAATCTTGGAAAGGCAGGTTGGGAATTAACAAAACAGATCGATGGCATGACCAAGGAGATGGTGAAAAATACTGGCGCTTCTTTTGAAATGAGAGATGCGGTGGTTGAGGCATATACTGCACAAAGAATTTATGGCGTCACTGCCGAAAAGGCCTTTGAGTCAACAAATGCTTTACTTGGAAATTTTACTCAGTTCACTGAAGTGACAAAGGGGCAACAGCAAGCATTAATTGAAACAGCGAATGCTTTGGCTCTAAATGGCGTAAATCAAGAATCTTTTGCTAAGAACGTTGAATTTGGTGTTAAAACATTGAGAATGTCAACAACGCAGATTAAAGCGCAACAATTAAGGTTGGCTGCTTTTGCCAAAGATATAAGAATGGCCCCAGGGGAGATTTCAGAGGCGTTTTCCAGGGCTGGCCCAACCATGGCGAAGTTTACAATTAACGCTGAGAGTGCGTTTAAAGACCTCATGAAGACCGTTAAAGATACTGGTATGGCAATGGAGGACATTCTTAGTATTACCAACAAATTTGATACCTTTGAGGGAGCTTCACAGCAAGTTGGAAAACTTAATGCAATGTTGGGTGGCGATTTTGTCAATGCTTTAGAATTAATGGAAGCAGAATCCCCAGAAGAACGATTCTCCATGATTACTGATGCAATTCATGGTTCTGGAATGGCATTTGAATCTATGTCATATTGGGAAAAGATTGCTGTTGCAAATGCGGCTGGATTTAAAGACGTAGAAGAGATGTCCAAAGCGCTCTCAGGTTCTGTGGGCGGACTATCAATGGCAAACGCTAGAAATGCTGCCACGATGGAAGCAACAGAAAAAAGAGGCCAAGCCTTATTAACTATAAAAGAAAAATTACAAGCCATTGTTACAAGAATGACTCCTTTATTCTTAAAACTCGCGGATGGACTTAATGTGTTCATAGATGGATTTATGGATTTTGTAGACGGCGCACAATTTGGTGATTTTGTTGAACAATTATCTAGAATTACTTTTATGATTATCGAATTTGTTGGCGTTGCCTTGAAAGCAGCATTTGGGTTTGGAAGTCTTAAGACGGGCGTTAATAATCTTATTGGCGGCGGCGCACCAAGAGCAGCGGCTTTCTTTTCAGGTTTAGCGCTGATAATGGGAAAATTAACGGAATGGCTGACTATCGCTGGAGATAAGATGGAGGATTGGGGAGCTGCGGGGTTTGAGATTGGAGGGAAATTCGGAAAAGAACTTGCAAAAGCCGGCGGCGTGCTTGGTTGGTTCATCGACATGGCCGTGTGGGGTCTTGATAAAATCCTTGGTATGATTCCCACAGATGGCCCGTTTTCGGTTCTTGCGGCAGGGATTCAAGATGCTAGACACTGGCTCTTGGAAAAGAAAAGTTCACCAACCTTCTTTGAAAGCCTACTTGAAACAGCGGATAGAATTCTAAAAATTACAAAAGCGGCGGGAAGGGCTGCGATGGCAATCTCTGCAATAAACATATCGGTGTGGCTTAAGTTTGCAGAAGTTATTCGGGAAATTCTTCCATTAATAACAAAAATTGGAGAAGTAATCGGAAGTCTTATGAGCATGACCCCCTTGGGAATACTTGCAAGGGGGGTTAATAAGGTTTTAGGCCCTGCCCCTACAGCAGTTGAAGCGCCAACTTTGGGCGCTGGAGCCGGAGGCACTCTTACAGTAACAACAAGCCCAACTATAAATCTTGTAGTGAAAGTGTTTGGCGAAGAGGTAGAAGGAAAAATTATAGCAAAAGCAGTTGAGGCAGTTCAGCAAGAATTTAATCTTAAATAGAAGGAGGCTTTAAGGATGCCGTTAAGCATTAATCCGAGCGCAGATTTGGAGTTTGGCCAGCCCGTTACAGGCGATAATGAATATTATAACCAAAGACATTTGTTTGTTGAATTTTTTCATATTCCAACCAGAAATTACGTTAGGTTTAAAGCATTCATAACTGAGTGGAATGAATCATTTGATTCACAATGGAATAAAATGAGCGTATATGGAAGAAATGACCCTATCATGACATTTAAAGGCACAGAAAGATCAATTTCCATGGGCCTTGTCATTCCAGCAAATGATATCAATGACGGCGTGGAAAACATGGAGAAAGTAAATTTATTAACAAAATTTCTTTACCCTTCATATCAAACCGACAATTGCCTTATCAACAAGGACGTTGCAAGATCTACCGCTGTTTTATCTAAAGCGCCGCTTGTTAAAATAAGATTTGCTAATATGATTATGGATTTGTCACAAGGGCTTTCAGGAGATGTTCATGATCCTGGCCAGGGTGGGCTTGTTGTGGCCATGAATGGTTTAAAAATAGAAACAAATAGTAAAACTGGGTTTTGGGATGGGATGGACACATCGAAGGCACCTCTAAGCACAAAAATAAAAAATCGCAAATCCACCATTAAAGGAATGCTTATACCAAAGGAACTGAAAATAAGTTCACAATTAACTGTTATGCATCAAAGCCCCCTTGGTTGGGATCAAAACAAATGCTGGATGGGTCCTCACGGTTTTCCTTTTGGAACGGGGAATTCTAAAGAAATGGAGACTGGTGGACAATGCGATTTTGGGGTGACCCCCATTGAGGAGGACGTTGTAGCAGCGCCCGCAGTTGAAACTGACGAAACTCCAGATGTGGTTTTGAGCGAGGTGGAGACGTATGCATACGATTTATATACGTCTGAAGCCGGAGGTGAATCTACACATGAGGAAGCCATGGAGCAAATTATGATCGATAGAGAGGCCGGTTATGATTATGAGGGATGGAAGTATTAAAGATGTCAAGAAAAAATAGATATTCTGAAATTGTAACAGATGATGAGTTTTACGAATCATTATTGGATCGTCGTGATCTCAAAAAGATTATTCACGAAAGAACTCCAATAATGAGGCAGATTACGCCAGCACAAAGAAGAACCTTAACAAGAACTAAGCATATTTGGAAAACTGGTGATACTTTAATGAAATTAGCACATAAACATTATGGGAATGTTGAATTGTGGTGGGTAATTGCTTGGTACAATACCCGCCCCACGGAAGCGCATTATAAACTCGGAGATGTGGTTTATATTCCTCATCCTGTTTCAAGGGTTATGTCTTATCTTAGGAGAGAATAATGGCACTCACTGAAGAACAAGAAGCCCAAGTGGGTGAGGCAAAAACAGAGAGTTCTGCGCTTAAAATAAACAGAAGTTGTCTTCAAGAAACCGAAGAGGCAATTCTTGGCGCAACAAGCCCGCTTCAAACACCATCTGAGATAGGAACATCGGGGAAATCATATGAAGTAGATTTTCCAAGGTGTTGGGAGGACAGCGCTCCAGACGGTACATATACCGGGGCAGAACTGGGGACTATGTTGACTTCTGTGCGAGACAGCATAGAAAGTCTTTCGAAAGAAATTTTAGCGCTGAAACGTGAGATACAGACGCTCGAAACCATGAGAGAGGCTGATTCCGAGGAAGAAGCAAAAGCGATAGAAGAAGATTATAAAAAGTCGGACGCTGAAATAAAAGCCGGAGAGGCCGGTGGACAGACCGCCGCTGAGTCTGCGACTCAGACTGAAGAGTTTCTTAACAATTTAGAAAATCTTTCTTTTAATGATCGAGAAAAACTTATTGAACAAGCATTTTTGCTTGGGAGAATTCAGCAACTTGTAGAGGCCAGAGCGAACTGGTGGTATAATTATACAGGAATACCTAAAATCAGCGCAGTAGGACCGGCAAATAAGCAAGCAAAACTCGCTCTACCAACCTATCCAAAAAGAGAGGGTTTTGGTGGGCCATGGATGATGCCAATTCATGGAACGTCAAATAAACTTGT